ACCGTCGTCACCTGCGATGGCGTTGTCACAACCCAGGCTGGTGCGCTGTGGGTACTGGAGTGGACCTCACTAAACGCAGCCCTTTACCGCATCATCTCTATTGCGGAATCGGACCAGCTCATCTTTGAAGTTCAAGCAATCCAGTACAACGACTCCAAGTACGGCTACGTCGATAACAACTTGCCGATCGCAGTCCCTAAGGACCGCTTTACTCTGCAGAGCCCGCTGGTCGTTACAAACCTGTCGGCCGCACTGATCTACCGCAACAAGCGCGTGCAGATTGAAGCGCAGTGGCGCTCACCGCAACGCGACCTTGCCGACGACACGCTGGTGCGCGGCTACCGCTACCAGTGGCGCAAATCCGACGCAACGCAGTGGAGCGACATCCTCGTCGCCTCAACAACCAACGCCACCATCCCCCTTCCCGAACACGTCTTTACCGCCTCCTACCAATTCCGCGTTGCCACTTTTGACCGCCTGGGGCGCCAAAGCGATTGGGTCGCCGTCACCGCCGCCAACTTTGAAGCGCTCCCCGACCTCAGCGACCCGGCGTACAACGCCGTTGTGCGCCACCAAAACCAGCCCGACGGCACCCAACTGCTAATCGTCGATGCGGGCATTTGTCCCATTCCCGAGCGTGTAACCGGCTACCGCGTCTGGGCATTCCCCACCAACGTGCCTACGGTCATCCCCGGCGTCAAATCCCCCGACGCCACCGGCTGGTACTTCCTAAGCGACATCCCCCTCACGGGTTACTACACCATTGCGTTCCACGCCCCAGGCGAATGGGAAGTGCGGGTTGCGTTCACCAGCGCAATCTTCGGCGAAGAACCCGCCGACTACATCTACGACACGGTGGAGCGCGGCGAAATTGTGCCACCCACCCCCAACCTGTTCACCGTTGTCGAAAACACCAACAGCGGCCAGAAACGCTTTAGTTGGCAACTTCCGCTGTCGCTGTACGGCTCCTGGGACCAAGGCGTCGTGTCGGATGTTGTCGGCTACGAGATCCGCTACAAACAAGGCAGCCTCGTCAATAACAGCCCCGCCCAAACCTGGGACGTGGGCATCGAACTGTACTCAGGCGGCGTCAACGCCAAACAGCAGTGGTTTGAGACCGCGCTGTTCGACAGAGACGAATGGACCGTCATGGTCAAGTCCGTCGATGCAACCCAATGGCGCAGCGACACACCCGCATACGTCGTCGTCAATATCGGCGGTCCACCAATCAGCAACGCCGTCTACGACGAAACCATTGATAACACCACTTGGCCCGGCACCTTCATTAACGCCCAGCTTGTCACACTGTTCAACATAACCACCCAAGCCAGCGACCAGCTAATTACCCAAAGCGGCGACGCTTTCGTAGCAACTACCGGATCCTCCTCATCCTCAACCATCGCAGTACTGGAGCAGATCGACCCCACGCTCGACAGCTACTACCGCTGGAACTTTGACAACAATTTCCTAGAAAGCGCAATCCTGATTAACACCACAGCCTACGCAACGTACCAGCACAGCATTGCTGCCCTTTCCGGTGCCGACACAAACATTTTCCAAGAAAACGACGACGAAGTATTCCAAGAAAACGACGACTCAATTTTCGCCGAACAACGCACCTATGCCGCAGGCGCCCTTAGCGGCGAATCCAGCGGCATCCTGCACCCGTATGCACCCTACGAAAAACTAATCGAAGACGTCTACCAAGTGCAAACACTATTTCGCAGTGTAGACGGCATAGCCCCTGGAGCACTTACTGAAATCAGTTTCGAGCTTGATTATCCCGACGTAATTGAAAACAAAGAAGACGTAAGTATCAGTTCCAGTGGCGCTGGTACGGCTATCAACCTCACTAAACCGTTCCGTGCCGTTAAATCTGTGCAAGTCACGCTGCAGGACACCGGTTCAGGTGCGGTCAACGCGATCGTATTGAGCAAGTCGACCAGCTCAGTTACAGTGAAGTGCATCAACAGCAGCGGAACTGCCGTGGCTGGCCTTATTGATCTGACTGTGGTGGGCTACTGATGGCTGGGCTTCGGATCTCACAGCTGCCAGCCGCAACGGCTGTTGCCTCGGCAGACATTTTCCCGTTCAGCTCGATCAGCGGCAGCCAAACCCGCAAGGTCACCGCTGCTGTACTGGGCCTAGCACTGACGCAACTCGGCTTGAGCGTCGGTTCCACGCAACCACTTGCGCCATACAACGGCCAATGCTGGGTCGACACCAGCACCAACCCGCCGGTGCTCAAGGTCTGGAACGGCGCAACCTGGACAATCCTTAGCTTCCTTCCGGGCGCTTCTATCAGCACCAACCCTGGAGCAACCGCCCCGGCATCCCCGGCACTGGGACTTCTGTGGCAGGACACCGCCCAGACGCCCGACCAACTCAAGATGTGGGACGGCAGCAACTGGGTAAGGGTTGACCCGCAGGGCATTACCCAAGCCGCTGGCGACGTTCGCTATTTGCAGATAGCCACGGCAGCCAGCACCTACCTCGCCCTGAGCGGTGGAACACTAAGCGGCAACCTCACGCTGCCGGGCGTGCCAACCACCACCAACATGGCCGCCACCAAGGGCTATGTGGACACACAGATCGCCGCAATCCCAGCCGCGACTGATCTGACCCCTGCTGGAACGGTGATTTGGACCGCACGCACTACCGCCCCCACCGGCTACCTCAAAGCCAATGGCGCCGCCATCAGCCGCACCACCTATGCCACGTTGTTCAGCGCCATCGGCACCACCTACGGCGTAGGCGACGGCAGCACCACTTTCAACCTTCCTGACCTGCGCGGTGAGTTTATCCGCGGCTGGGACGACGGACGCGGCATCGACGCCGGCCGCAACCTCGGCTCCAACCAAGCGCAGGACTACCAAAGCCACAACCACTCAGCAACATCCACGGTTTATGATCCGTCCCACGATCATGCCTACCCCCGACCCTATTACGGCACGGCTGCCGGAGGAGCCGGAGTTCCTGGCGCTGAACTGGGGACAGCCGGAACAGAGGGCTTTGTAGACGTGGCAGTACAGCACGGATTTACTGGCATATCCGTAGGGACAACAGTCGCAAACAGCGGCGGCACCGAAACTAGACCGCGCAACATCAGTCTCCTGGGATGTATCAAAACTTAGATACAGCACAGTCCACTAACCCACCGCACTAAGTACAATGGCCAACATCAGGATTACCGATCTCACCGCTTACACCGATGCAGCCAGCACCGACGTGCTGCCCATCGTTGACGTAAGCAACAACGTCACCAAAAAGGTCAGCATCAGTGATCTGCTGAAAGCCACGCCTTTGGGCAGTGCTGCGGCACCCGCCATCGCCATTGACGGCGACCCCAACACCGGCATCTACAGCCCCGGCGCCGATCAACTCGCAGTCAGTACCGCTGGTACGGGACGACTGTTTATCGACAGCTCCGGCCGCGTGGGGATTGGGACGACAAACCCTCAGGACAGTGTTGTCAACATTGCTACTTCGTCTGCGGCTGGGGCTTTTAATCCTCTGCTTACACACTTGTCTGGAGGCTTTGCAGGATCCCACTCGTTACACCTAGGCGCGTGGACTTCAACCGGAACTGATAGGATTTACGGCTGCAAGATCAAAACAAACTATAACTACGCCTCAAGTGGCGCAACGGCTCTTTCTTTTGAAGTTACCAACGCAGGTGGCTCTTTGTTCGAGGCCGCCCGCATCGACAGCGCCGGCAACGTGGGGATTGGGACGAGTTCGCCGGGAAGCCTGCTCGATGTCAGATTCCCAACTAGCCCTAACACTAACAATGGCAACGGGTTTAATACTTTTCGTGTCTGGACTTCAAGCGCATTAGCTGCCGACACGGGCGGTGCAATCAGCCTAGGTGGTGTCAGTGCTACAGGAGGAGCCGCAAGTTCTTTTGGACAGATTGCAGGCCGCAAAGTAAATGCTACTTCGGCTGACTACGCAGGTTATTTGCAATTTTCAGTTAATAATGCAGTCGGCACGATGCTAGAGGCCATGCGCATCAATAACGCTGGCCGCGTGGGGATTGGAACGAGTAGTCCTGATTCACTGTTGGATGTCAACGGGGCAGTAACGGCTCGCGGTGATGGTTCACTGGTCGGTATTTATCTAGGTAGCGGTTGTGCAATCAGAGACATTGGCACCGGCTCATCTACTTACATTGATCTGGCAACAGGAAGCGCCTCTCACGGGTCACTAATTGTTCGAAGCAGTAACGCTTATACGGAGCGGATGCGGGTTGCCGGCGGAGGTGAGATCTATTTCCCGTCTGTTGGCACCACCGCATCCGCTGCTAACGCGTTCCTTAATAACGCAAGTTCACCGGCGAACCAGCTCCTGCGGTCTACCTCTTCGCGCCGGTACAAGACTGACATTGAAGATCTGCAAGATCAGAATGCCGATGCAATCCTTGGCCTTCGCCCGGTCTGGTATCGGTCACTGGCTGAAGCCGATCGCAAGGACTGGTCTTGGTACGGCCTCATCGCAGAAGAAGTGGCTGAGGTTGAGCCGCGTCTTGTCTTCTGGACTTACCTAGAAGATGCCTACGAAGAAGTCGATGACAAGCGTCAACTCAAGGCTGACGCTGAAATGGTGCCTGATGGCGTTCAATACGATCGCTTGACGGTGCTGCTGCTGGATCTGGTGCAGCGCCAGAACGAGCGCATCGAAACCCTAGAAGCCAAGGTCGCCGCACTGGAGGCCGCATGACCGTTCACACCGTCATCGAACTCGGCGGCAACATCAGCCGCCTGCCCCATGCCTGCCGCGTAGCTCTGGCCCTCCCCGATGCCCAGTTGATCATCTCCAGCGAGGGCGGCGCCCAGCAGTGTCTGCAGACTGCGCTCGACGCTGGCCTGCCCCGTGAGCGAATCCACCTCGACTACCAAGCGTGGGACACGGTGACCAACTTCACCAAGACAGCCGCCTTGGTGAAAAGCCTCGGCACCACCGATCTACACGTAGTGACCGACGGCTTTCACATGCGCCGCTCGATCGGCATCGCTCTCATCGTCTACGCCATGACTGGCATTCGTTGCCACGCTGAGCCCAGCAGCAACGGTGACCCCGAGCCCTGGTGCCTGACCAGCGAAGACTGGCTACGCGCCCTTGTGTGGCGCCTCACCGGCTACCAGCACATCTGGCGTGATGTCTACGATCAGCGAATGCCGTACTACCGGCAGCAAGCTGAAATTGCGGCTACGTTGTAACATACCAACGTCAGCAACCTTCCCGTGGCCGCAGTCAGTACCGTCTTTACTTGGCGCATCGCCAACCTTGAGCGCCAAACCGCCGACGGTTGCGTGTACACCGCCCACTACACCGTGGACGCCGCCGACGGCACCTACAGCGCCGGCGCTTACGGCAGCATCGGACTGGAGCGCGGCGACGCTGCCCTTATCCCCTTTGCCGATCTCATCGAAGAGACTGTGATCAGCTGGGTGCAAGACAAACTCGGTGGCCCCGAAAAAGTGAGCGAAATCGAGGCAGCCCTCCAAGCACAACTCGACGAACAGCACCAGCCAACCCGCGCATCCGGCCTGCCCTGGAGCGCTAACTGATGGCCGTCAAAGCTAAGACCGGCACCGCCCGCGTCGAGCACGTACCTGGCAAGCCCAAGCTCACCCGCCAAGGTCAGGGCCAGCACAGCAAGCCCAGCCACGGCCGAAAGCTGCGGCGCGGCCAAGGTAAGCCGTAGCGTAACGCTACGGCGCCGCCATTGTGCAGAGCCGCTGCCTATGCAACCCCTGCGGGCTAGGCTGCCTATGCGACACCTCCTCTTATGGCCGCCCCTACTCCCGAGCAAGTAACCGGCATCGTGGCTTCCTTGCTGGCCGGCTCCGAAATCCTCAGCCTCCTGCCTGGCGTCAAGGCCAACGGCTGGGTTCAGCTGATCCTCGCCGCACTGCGCGGCATCGCATCCCGCAAGCGCTAAGCCAATGGGCGAGCCATCGCACGGCGAGATCCTCCGCGCCATCGGCGTGCTGGAGGGCCAACTCAAGCAGCTGCTCGACGCCGCCATCGCCGACAAGGGCGAGCGCAGCAGCTTGGGCGTTCGTGTTGGCAAGCTTGAAAACAGAATGGCGCAGGTAATAATCCTCGCCATCGTTGCCGCGATGCTAAGCCCCATCATCTGGACCGAAATCAAAGGGGCCTTTGCTTACCGGCAGCCTATGCCCCAACACATGCACCGCCCATGACTTCCGGCCCACTGCGCCTAAGCGATCTGTTTAAGTTCTATCGGGGCCTGCCGCATCAAATGGCCGCCGTAAGTGAGTTGGAAGCGGCCATCAACAAACGCGCTCCCCAACTCCTAAGCCGCGATCAAAATTGGTTCAAGACCTGGAGCGTCCCCGGTAAGCAGACTGACTTGGCCGCAGCGATTGAGCTGATCAAGGAATTTGAAGGCTGTCATCTTAGCGCCTACCCCGATCCGCTAAGTGGCGGCGACCCGTGGACGATCGGTTACGGCACCACTCGCTATGGCACCGGCGATCCCGTAAAGCGCGGCGACAAGATCAACGTCATCGAAGCCGACATGCTGCTCCGCCTTGAGGTGGACCGCATCGCCGAACGCCTCCGCTCCACCGTGCCCAGCTGGGCCACGCTGAACGATTCGCAGCGCTGCGCACTTGTAAGTTTCGCTTACAACTTGGGCGCCGACTTTTACGGCAAGCCCGGCTTCGACACCATCAGCGCAGTATTGCGGGATAAGGATGTGGCCGCCGTACCAGCGGCACTGCTACTTTACCGCAACCCTGGTACGAATGTCGAAGCCGGCCTACTGCGCCGACGTAAGGCCGAAGGGGCACTGTGGCAAAAAGGAAGCCCACAACTGCAACAGCAGGGCATTCTCCTGCGCGTCCCTTACGAGGCACAGAACGATAACGCCAGCGGCACCGGCTACCGCGAATGCTTCAGCAGCAGCGCTGCCATGGTAAGTCGGTTCTACGGCAAGGTAAGCGGCGACGACGCCTATAACAAGATCCGCGCCAGGTACGGCGATACCACCGATGCACAAGCGCAGATAAAAGCGCTGCAATCCTTAGGACTTAACGCGCGGCTGCGCACGAACTGTAATCCCGCTGTAATTGACACCGAATTAGAGGCGGGGCGCCCCGTGATGGTCGGCTGGCTGCACAAGGGGCCTGTCGGTGCGCCTACCGGCGGCGGCCACTGGTCCGTAATCATCGGGGCAACCAGCGGCGCCTACATCCACAACGATCCGAACGGCGAGGCCGACATGGTGAACGGCGGCTACGTCAACCACACCAAAGGCGCTGGAATCGCCTACAGCCGTAAAAACTGGTTGCGTCGCTGGGAGGTTGATGGCCCCGGCACCGGCTGGGCAATGCTTGTAAGCCACGCCCCTTAGGCTAAGTACACACGGAGCCCCGTCTTGTGGACATCACCTCTATTCGCAAGACGCCAGAGCTTCTAGAGCTGCGCATCCCCTACACAACCTTTACCGAAACAGCGACATTCCTGCTACTTAGTGACATCCACTTAGACAACCCAAAGTGTGACCGTAAGCTGCTGAGCAAGCACCTCGATGAATGCCGCGCTCAGAACGGCCACGTCCTTATGTTCGGAGATGTGCTCTGCCTCATGCAGGGCAAAAAGGACCGCCGAGCCAGCAAAGGTGACATCCGCCCAGAACACCTAGGCGGTAATTACTTTGACCTCGTATTTAGTGAGGCCGCGGAGTTCTTCAAGCCATGGCAAGACATCATCCTCATGGCAGGCGATGGCAACCATGAAACCGCCGTAAGCAACAACCAAGAGATCGACCCATTAGAGAATGTTGTGCGGTTGATGCGCAACAACGGCAGCAACATTGAGCACATGGGCTA